AGAGCAATCAGTGTCAACAATAACCTTAATCAGTCTATCTAGTAATATCTTCGTTAATAAGTCCTAAGCCTCTCTAATGTGTAGATTCAGCATGTTTCGTTTCCTGACTATTGCAGTCCAAACGAGCGTGATCTCTTTTGTGTTCAGTTCTGTTATTTTGGCAATCCTGGTGCTCCATGAAACTAATGCCAAGACCGAGATCCTGAGAGGTGATCATACTGAAGTTTATGTTGACCAAGAAAGCAATGAAATCACTGTTCTGCCAAAAACTCCACGAACCACAATACCCTACATTGATCCTGCAAAAGGAGACTCAAAGCGTGAAGTAACTGATGCTACCACAACAACCGTACAAGAGCCAAAAATAGAACCAGGTATAGTGAAGGTCAATTATTGTGAGCTTGCTCCGTCTTTGAAATGTGAGATAAAGGGAGTGTCCACGTTTAATGTCTATTATCAAGTTGAGCATGAGGGAACAATATATTCCTGTTTATCAGATGCAACTGATGGGCTGATGGGTTGTGAGGGATCAGAGAATCTGCCAAAAAATTTCTTGTCTGTTCCAGTTGTGCCTCTAACCAGGCTGGGAAACAAAAGGTTGTATTCAGTTGGATCAAAGTATTTCTTGGTTCACGAGTTTTCAGGTGTCAGTTACCCTGTATCTTACAATTCTGAGATTAGGAACGGGACTATAACACTTCAGACTGTGAGGCTATCTGGTGATTGCAAAATCGCCAAGACTGCCTACATAAATCCATACACTGTCAGCCTTACAAGCCCTGAGCAAGGTATGGGTTATGTCATAAAGAAACCAGGTCAAGACATCTCTGCAAAAATCCAAACCTTCTCTGGGTCTGCACAGCTCACATTCTCTCAGGATGACATGGATGGTGAACATAATCTTCTCTGTGGAGACAAATCATCCCAAATTCCTAAAACTAACAAACGTGTTAGAGATTGCATAGTTAAATTTTCAAAGAATGTTTACAAGCAAGCTGCATGCATCAATTTCAGCTGGATTAGATTGATAATTATAGGTTTGATTATATATTTTCCCATAAGGTGGATTGTGGACAAGACTTCCAAACCTCTTTTCCTGTGGTACGATCTTCTAGGATTGATCACATATCCCGTTCTGCTTGTATTGAACTTGTTGTGGAAATATATGCCCTTTAAATGTTCTTTGTGTGGGAGTATTTGTTTTATAACTCATGATTGCAATGCCAGATGTGTATGTAACAAAAGTAAAGCAACAGAGAGCCACTCTGAGAGTTGTTTCTTGCTTTCCAACAAAAGCTCTGATCTCTCCCATATTAGAAGCAAAAAATGGACTAATATTGAATGGTTCCACTTCATCATTAATACAAGGTTAAGTTCTAGCCTTTTGAAGTTTTTGACAGAATTGCTCATAGGTCTTATCATTCTACCTCAAATGCCTATGTCTCTAGCACAGACAGCAAAATGCATTGACACTTGCTTGTATGTTGCAGGCTGTAATAAGCTGGTTACGAGTAAGTATGAAAAATGTCCTCCAGAAGATCAATGTTCCTGCACTATAACAGATAGTGGAATCATAGAAAACATTTGGCATTCTGGCATTATTGTCAAGGAGTCTAACAATTGCTTGAAAAACCAAATATGTGCATCAGCCTACCCTTTTGAGCATCTTGTAAAGTGCAGAATCGGATGCGATTACTTGAACTTGATTAAGAGTAAACCCCTACCTTCAGGATTTGTTGATTATTCAGGTGATCTGTTAAATCTAGACATAACCAGCTTGCATTACATGAAAAGGCTAAGAGGTGGAATTATAGATTCATATAATATGACAGACACCCTCACCAACATCTTCCCGGGTGATGTGACATTCAAGGGCTTCCCTAGAATCCCAGAGAATATACTTTCCAGGCAATCTCTGATTTATGATTCTGTTGTTGATGGAAAATATAGATACCTAATAGAACAGGCTCTACTAGGTGGAGGAGGGACAGTCTTTTTGCTTAATGACAAAACATCTGGTGCTGTGCAGAAGCTTGTGGTTTATGTTGAGAAAGTAGGTGTCCATTATGAAGTCTCAGAAAAATACACTACAGCTCCTATACAAAGCACTCACACTGATTTCTACTCAACTTGCACAGGGAATTGTGGTACATGTAGAAGAAATCAACCTGTAACAGGGTATCAAGATTTTTGCATCACTCCCACATCTTACTGGGGCTGTGAAGAAGCATGGTGCTTGGCTATAAATGAAGGAGCCACGTGCGGTTTTTGCAGAAATGTTTATGACATGGACAAAGCTTACAAAATTTATTCAGTTCTGAAAACAACAATCAAATCCACCATTTGTTTCTCCGGTTTCCCAGGTGCATCTTGTCATGAAATAAATGAAGAAGTTCCATTAGAGACAACATACTTTCAAGCTGACATAATAGCAGACCTACACAACGATGAAATTGTTGTGGGTGAACTCATAGCCCACAGTTCTGATAGCCACATCTACAAAGGAAACATTGCAGGATTGAATGACCCTGTGAAAATGTTTGGTCATCCACAGCTATCATTTGAAGGGAAACCTATCTTTAGTAAGAAGGTTTTAGATGGAGATGATCTTTCTTGGGATTGTGCAGCTATAGGGAAAAAGACTGTAAAAATTAAGTCTTGTGGTTATGACACTTATAGATTTAAATCTGGCTTAGAGCAATTGTCTTCTATTCCTGTTACTTTCCAAGACCACAAAAGCTTTTTCTTAGAAAAGTCCTTCAACCTTGGAAAGCTAAAGATCATTATTGATCTACCAACAGAATTATTTAAAGTTCCCCCCAAGAAGCCCACCATCACTCTAAGTAAGCTTGACTGTGTAGGATGCTACATGTGCAATCTAGGTTTGAAATGCAAGCTTGAATTCAATTCTGATGTCACATTCTCTTCAGGTCTAGAAATGCATTCTTGTTCCTTGTCGTGCTACCAAATCGCTGTCAGGAGAGGCCAGAATAAGTTTAATATTACCATGTATTGCTCTAATAACCCTGAGAAGAGAAAGATTGTTATGCTGCCAGAAGGGAATAAGGAAATTTCTTTGGAATTTCCAGTTTCCTCTGTCAAACTTGTTGAACCAGAGAACATCATTGACCAGAACGATGAATATGCAAATGAAGAACAACGATACAGTTCTGATTCATCGGCCTGGACATTCTGGGATTATCTTAAAAGCCCTTTCAACTTTGTTGCAAGCTATTTCGGTTCATTCTTTGACACTGTAAGAGTGATACTACTAGTTTTAGCCATCTTCATAGCAGTCTATTTCTGCTCCATGATTGTTCAAATCTTCAAGAATTATATTAAAAATAAATCTTACAAAAACAGAGAAAAAGAAGAACCTGAAGATTCTTATTATGGGCAAGCTTCTTACCCTATGACCAGAACTGACACTTTGGCTAGGAGGAAACCTCCAATGGATTTTATCTAATCTAGTAATTAATTCTACTAATGTTTTGTAATTACATATCTATAATTAGTTATAATAACATACTGTATTTATGATCTATACCTGTAATTAGAATAAGGTCGAAAGACCAAATTTGGTGTCTGTTATTCAACATAGACTAAACTGACCAAACAAGTTTTTTTATTATTATTATTATTATTACAATTACTTAACATAAACACACTCTAATGACTTAAAATATCACACAATTTAGGACTTGCTTAAACACATACAAATACACACACATATATATATAGATTTTGGGTTTTGATATTTTTCTCTTTTTTTTTGTGGTTTTGTTCTTTAAGGCAATATTGCAGGATAAAAACAATAAATCACAAACAACAAACAAACAAGCTAACACACACAAAGGTAGGAAACGGGTTGATACGACTATGTTATATCCCATCATCAAAAGTCAATTCGGGACAGCATTTCTCTCCGCTATCTTCTTCTTCTTTAGCAGATAGTTCTAGGTTCTTGCAAAGATCCTCTATCTGAGACTTGATCTGCTTTCCTCCATTTCCTTTAGGTATGATCAGTTTACAAGCTTCTATAAATGCTTGAGACCTGGCTCTTATAGCTCTATTTATAGGTATCACCGTGCAACTCTTGTTTAGATCTGCCCTAGGTGAGTCACAAAACTCTTTTGTCCAGCAATACATAACACTGGCAAAGGACACTCCTTCTTTGTATTCTTGATCACACATGATATGGAGCTGACAGCAAGTTTCAGGTTTGTTGTTTTCTTTTGGGATAGACCAATTCAAATAAAAGACAAAACATATAGGATCTTCAATCGTCCCACTGCCTTTTAGAACAACTTGTGTTTTGGCTGATTTGTTAGGATCAATTAGAGCGACAAGCAACCTACCTGTTGGGTCAGGGATAGTGGGACAAATCCATACAACAAGTCTTGAAATCATCATATAAGCTTTTTTGCTATCCCAAGTAGGACAAATTTTCACTATTTTAACTGCATGCTGTTTCCCATGTCCTATAAATTGGTCATTTTTCCAATTGGAGATATGGTGATTGGTGTCGACTATCATCCTTGCAGCAATGTCATAATCTTCTCTTTCAGAGATGTCTACGGTTTCATATGTTCCCAAGGAAGAAAGCTTACTGGAATCAGCAACAATTTTCCCCTTATTTGAGTTTAAGGAGCTGAGCATTATATCCCTTTCATCACTCTTAGTCCATTCTTTCTTGACCAGCATCTTGTCACCTACTTTCTCTAAGTAGTCCTGAGGTTTTGGCTGCTTCTTGTCTTGTTTTGACAAGCTTTTGCTCCTTAAGTAATTCAACATGGTAGAAAGGCTCTAGACTTATTAACTGAAGATAGTTCTGAATTTGGTTAAGGAAATATTATGTTGCACTGATTGCTCT